AAACAAATTATTAGACTAAATCACATATTTTTTTTATAATATATATATATATAAAAATAAATCGAATATAATATATAACAATGACTTCTAATTCCGATAAAGAAATGCTACTTAAAAAAGACAACCGACTTACCATTTTCCCAATTCAACATGAAGATATGTGGGATATGTATAAAAAATCCGTTAGTGTTTTTTGGACACCAGAAGAATTAGATTTGAGCAAAGACGTAGATGACTTTAATAAGCTAACTGATAATGAAAGGTATTTTATCAAACATATTTTGGCATTTTTTAGTTCAAGTGACACAATTGTAAATATTAATCTAGGTGAAAGATTTTTAAATGATGTACAGGTTTTGGAGGCTAAATTTTTTTATGCATTTCAAATGGCAATTGAAAATATTCATTCTGAAACATATTCATTATTGATTGACACTTATTTTAAAGAACCAAAGGAAAAATTGGAAGCATTAAATGCTATTAATTATATGCCATGTATTAAACAAAAAGCAGATTGGTGTTTTAAATGGATTGAAGATGAAAACGCGGCTTTCTCACAAAGATTATTGGCATTTGCTCTTGTTGAAGGTGTATTTTTTAGCGGTGCTTTTTGCAGTATTTTCTGGCTAAAAGAACGTGGTTTAATGCAAGGTCTGTCTTTTTCTAATGAATTAATCAGTCGCGATGAAGCAATGCATGTCGAGTTTGCTGTTCTACTTTATTCTAAAATTGAAAATAAGCTTCCTCAATCAACAGTTCATCAAATAGTTAAAGAAGCAGTTGAAGTTGAGAAAACATTTATTAATGACAGCATCCCTTGTTCAATGCTGGGAATGAATGCAGATCTCATGTGCTTGTATATTGAGTTTGTTGCGGATAGATTATTGACCCAACTAAATTATGATAAAATTTGGAATTCCGCAAATCCTTTTCCTTTCATGGAACGCATTTCAATAGAATCTAAATCCAATTTCTTTGAAAGTCGCGTATCACAATATAGCAAAGCAAATGTGGGAGGCAATCAAGAACATTCTGAATTGCGCAAATTTAGTCTAGAAGCAGATTTTTGATATACTTAAAGATATTAAAATATATTTAGTTATGTCTAAATTATATTATGAATAAATTTTTCAATATTTTTAATGAAATAAAAAAACAAATTATATATATAATAAATGATGGTGATGTTGTTTATTCCCATAATTATATCACATGTTTAAATGAAATATTATGTGTGCTAAAAAATACATTATATAAAATACAGGATATATATTATAAATATGTATTACATCCAAAATTAAAAAAACTTTAATATTTTTTATGCTATTTGTTAAGAGATATCTTGTTGTGATAAACATAATTTAATTTCACCCAATGAAGCAATCGTATATCTCAAAATTATTGGGTAATTATTTTTAAGATATATTTCAACATTGCTTGATAAATTAGTACATTTAGTAAATATTGATAAATATTTGAGACTAAATATACCTTGGATAATTTCTTGGTCTTCGCTTGTTTTTTTTATCGTGATTGATTGTGATTTTTCTGACCCTAATATAGTTTCTTGATGGCAAAAATCTCCTTTACAGCTTAGTGTTAATTTATCGCCAATATTTCTAAATTCAATAAATTCTGCTAAATTATGCATATCTCTAATAATTTTTTGTAAATAATTTGAAGGCATGTTGATAGTCGTGTGGAAATCTACTGGTGGTATTTGTATATTCAAAACATCTATGTCTAATACTGATAATTTATAATTGGTTTTATAATTTTTCTCATTATTATCAATTGTTATCCCCAAATGATTAGGATCATCCTTCAATATATATAATGATAATATGTCATTATTCGTAATTGTTTTAATTAAAGCATGCAATCTTAACATGTTAATGCCAACATATGTTTTCTTTGAACACTCATATATTTCAAATTTGTCAGCTTCCAATTTTAAATGTATTAATACAATATGTGTATTATCCATAGCAACAATTTTAATACCAGTTTCATCTATTTCTAAATTAACATCCATCAAAATCTCTTTTAAAGCATCTATGACTTGCTTAAATGTTGACGCCTGTATTGTTTTTATGTTTAAAATATATTCGCTGTTATTATTCTCCATATCAATAATTATTTATTAATAATAATTCCTTAAATAATAATATATATATAACTAATTATTCGGGCAATGGGCAATTTGTTTCGCTTACGCAATTTTTTAAATTAATATTTTTAGGATATCCCCATGGTTTAAATAAAAGAATTATTATAAGAAAACTCATAGTAGCATTCAACCGATAATCATTTTCATTTAATAACCATTTTATAGTTTTATATTTAAATTCATTAAAACTATCGCCATAAATACGATATAATATTATATTCTTGTCAATTGATTTAAGAAATTCTGTATGATATATATTATAATATCTTTTTAATACTATATTGGCAAATGCAAATACTATTATTCCTGTAACTAAACCTTTAATAATAAATAAGTCGTTGTATGTTGTTTTCTTCGCTTCATTCATTAAGCTAGTAAATGAATTTTTTTTATCAAAACCATAAATAGCATATTCTTCCATTTTTTTTAAATATACTCCATAATGTTCATAATCTCCATGCATTTCTCCTTTACAATCCTTCAAAAAATCCTTTGTTAATAGAGATGTTAATAGTACTATATCCATACCGCTTTTTTTTTCTTCAACATTCGTATCGTATTTCCGTGTATCATCCTCACCAAATGGATTAATAGCGCGACCTGCATTAGCTAATAATTCAAATATTGAATTAAAATTCGTTTTTAAAAAGTTTAATTCTTTATATACGCACTCTATATCAGTAAAAAAATATTCAATATTTTTTAAAATATAGTTAGTAAAGATTTTTTCTATCATATTGGGTTCAGGTTCTATATATCTTTTAATTTGATAATAAACATCATCTTTTCCTTTTATATAATCGTTATCATCGAATTTAAGTAATGCGCTTTTAGCTGGATCTCTAATTAAGTCTTTTATTTTGTTTTCACTTATTTTAGATTTTACTTCTGATATAGATACAATATCATTTGCATTTGCTTTTGCTTTATTTACATCTGTAATATCATCAGTAACATTAATAATATTATATCTTTTATTTATATTTTCTGCTTTATCACTTATCTTACAATTTAGTAAAAATTTATGAAAAGTTTTAAGTACATCTACATTTGTATCTTTATTTATGTCACACAGGTCCTTGCAAAGTTTCAAAAATTTAATACAGATAGGTTGCGATGAAGAACTAAAATTAGCTTTTATAATTCTTTCGTAATCATCTTCATTATTAAAATTACTTTTATTTGTATTTTTTATAATTTTTGTAAGAGTTTCTTTATCATCAGGATCTATTTTTATATATTGTGCAAACAAATAGCTTTCAAATGTTTCTTCTATATCATTATATTGCTTGTACTCATTATCACCTGGATTATTGAAATTATTACTTATAATTGACAATGCAAATACAGAAAATACGCCTAGTATTATTATGTCTTTAAATTCCGAGCGAAAGGTATTTTCAAAAGGATTTGCTTCAATTACTTCCCATGCTATAAATTGACTAACATACGTTAAAATTATTATCATAAAATAAAGCGTAAATATTATTTTAAAAATTTTAAATGATATTGTATTAATATTTGTTGTCAATATGATATCATTATTATATTTAGTACAGGTTCCATTAACAACATATGAATTAGATAATATTTTATATCCAAACATTGAAGATACAGGTATTATTCCGTCCGTTAAATTAACATCATTATCATTATCATACCATACAAATAAAGAATTATACACGCAATTCAAATATACAAGCCCGGCTATTATAAATGTAATAATTATAAATATTAAACTTAATTTTTGCCTAATAATTGTAAATTTATTCATTAAGTATAAATGACTTTCTTATTTACTATAATATTTTAAATTACACCATATATTGCGGTTATAATTTCCTCCTTCGCAACTTTAATCCATTCAACAGTTTCCTCAATTTTTGCTTTTAATTCAGGTGTATTCTCGTCATAAGTTAACATAGAAAATAATATTATCAATATTACTACAAAGTTTAATCCCATTTCAAGAGCCAAATACAAATTGAAAAAATATACAGGCGTAAAAAAATTTAAATTATTATTCGCATTTTCAATATTATCTGTAAATAATTTTATTTTGTCGTCTATCAGAGCTTTCACATGTTCGTATTTTTTTATCTCTTTGCCATCACCATCTTTACAATTTTTAAAAATGTAATTATTAATTATACTATTAATATTGTTCAATTGATTTCTAGTTTGTTCATGATCTAATTTTTCATACAGCAATGATCTAAGTGTTATTGTATATTCAATATCTTTATCTATATCTTTATCACCAACTTTCACAATTTGTCCTAATATTAATTTATTTAATTTTATCAATATATATGGATCATCTTTGTTATTAGATACAAAGTAAATATAAATAATAATAATAAATAATTGTGATGCGAGAATCCTATCTTCATCATTTTGTGTAAATACTTCCATCGCATCTGCGCCCTGTAAAATATTTGTAGCACCACATTTTATGCTAGGTCTGTGCGCATTCAAACATGTATTTATATATTCTTTTAAATTAAATAATTTATCATAATTACTAATATTAAATTTTTTGTTAACTACTAACATTTTTTTAGTAAATAATTCTAGTTGTGCTTTACTATCATTTACAGGGTCAGCAAAATCTATAATAGTATCTCTTTTTTCAAGGTTTCCAATATGGGATAATTTTAATAAATTTCCAATTGTTTTATTATAGTTACCAGAACCTGACGTTGCTTCTGGTGTCAACAAATTATCAATAAGCATATTTACATCACCTTGCATTTGTAAATCAATTTTAGTAATTTCTTTATACATACCATGAATTCTATCATAAACATTATCAATAAATAGTTTTTTATATAATATACTATGAAGCATACAGTACAATAAAATTGCTATAATAATAATTATCATACTGAATTTTTTATTGTATACATATCTAAATATATTAGTTGTATCAATCTCACTTATTTCATCATCTTTAATTGTTGATAATAAATTTCCTACAAATGTATATATAATTTTTATAACGAATATTAGTAATATTATAAATAATACAAATAATACCATTTCATAAAATCTATTATTCAAATGTACGTATAAATCTGCGGCATTTGCATCATGTAACACATAACTATACCGCAATTCCCATAAAAATTTAAAGATATTATCAAAAAATCCCAAATCGTCATTTATTTTTTCATATTTACAATATACATTAGGCTCCTTATCCTTAATTGGTGATTTTATATAAATATATTTATCCGTACCACCTTTTGCTATCGCATCTTCAATTTGTTTTTCAATATAAGAATAATCATAATAATAAACTACGTCTTTAAAATCATTATTAGCATCTTCCTTTTTCAGCGACTCACGCTTGGGCGCCTTATTGCTGCCTGTGGCGTCTTCATAATATTCATCAGTTTTATTAAATCTAATATGTCTTTTTTTATCCAATAAATAAACGTAATTTATTAACATATAATTATATATTTGGTCTAATTTGAAAAATGGTGAATTATTATATGTATATTCTCGTCTAATAGCATTAATACTATATACACTATATAGCACATAATTAATAATGGTAATTAATGTAATTAAACCTATCAATCCTATTGCTAAAAATATTATATAATAAATTATTAATTCAACAGTATCATTTTCCATGATTATATTAATCCCTTAATTAATATCTATAAATTAATAATCATCGAACCAATTATCAAAACAAATAGAGTTATAACAACAGTTAATGTTTTATAATTATTAAAAAACCATTCTTCGAAAGTTGTATTAAACCATCCTGTTTCAATGCCAAAAAATATTAATGTAAATATTGATACTAAAAAGCCAGACATTGTAATAAATAACAACCAAATTTTATAATAAATTGTATTATCGTCATGATAATTATTAATATTTCTTGAATAATTTGCGAGTTTATTTTTAATATCATTATATTTTTCTCTTAATTTACTCCCTTCAATTTTACGTGCGTCTACTTCTATATTTAGAACGGGAGCATTAGTGTAATCATATGGTTCTATAAAATAGAACTTATTTTCAACATCTTCATATTCTGGTAATAAAGCATCTTGTTTATAATTTGTCAATAAAGAGTAAAAACACTTGTGAGTATCTGGTATAAAATCCGTTGTGGGTTCATTTGGATTGGATTTTATTCTAACCATTCCAAATCTGCTATCATAACTTACTATATATGTTATCATTAACTTTAATCGTTGTTCTACTGCTTCATCTCCTTTACCCACACCAAATAGCACATCCATTTTTTCTTTACCAGGCGGCAGGTTTACAATTTCATCATGATATTTTTTCAATTTATCTTTTAAGGGTGTACAATCATTTTTAATTAATATTGTATATAATTCTGGAATTATATATATATCAAACAAGTCATTTATGGATTTCATATTTCCATACACTTCTGTGTCAACATTGTTGTAATTATTATAATAATTATATGTATAATACAATAATATAATTAACATGACAAGTATATATCTAGATAAATATTTCAAAAAATTGTAATCACTCTCATTAGTCAAATCATCGTTATAATACTTACTATAAATAAGTAACTTAATTTCCTTTTCAATTCTAATATATGATAAAGCATCCACTAAATAATTGAACCAAAATATTATAAATAATACAAGATATATCACAAACCATGTCATTATTTGCCAATCTATAACTAAATTATTTGTTTCGTATAAATCACAATATCTTTTATATAAACTATCATTATAAGGACTCTTGGTCATTACAGGCTCAGAAACCATATTATAACGACTTATTAGAAAAGATAGTAATTCTGATGTATTTAATATAAATATAGTTATAAATAATGTAATAATAAAAATCAGAAAAAGATTATCTTTTATCTTAGTATTGTCGTTATTATAAATTCTATTAATTGTATCAACTATATCTCTAAAACTCATATATTACCTTAATATATATATTTAGAAAAATAATTAATTATATTGCTTTGAATATCCATAATAGCAAGAATATACCGATTGGATAACTTATTCTTATTAGTATTTCTTGGAAATCCGTTAATACATTATCTCCAATATACTTACCTATATAAAATGTTATCATTCTATCTATTGATATACCTAAAACAATTACTAATGAAAATAATGCTAGCTTAATAACCTCGCCTTTTTTCATATTCATTCTATCCATGAAATTATATTCCATTTTTCTTCTCGATTGCCCATCTGATTCTGGTTTTTGTTGTACCTTTTGTGCTTGTTGTTGCATCTGTTGCTGCATCTGTTGCTGCATCTGTTGCTGCATCTGTTGTTGCTGCATCTGCTGTAACTGTTGTTGCTGTTGTTGCTGTTGTTGCTGTTGTTGTTTTTCTTCTTGGTCTACTGTATTTTGCGATGCCATTTTATGTAATTGCTGACCGGATAATTGAGAAGAATACATTCCTCCATCTTTTGCTCCCATTTGATCACCCATTAAATTATCCTCTTGGCCATATAATAAGTTTAAATCAGTCATTAATACCCTACTTATATTAAAATAAATTTATTATTTTATAAATAATAATCTTTTAGTATAACAGATTATAATAATGAAAAATATTGATTATGAAATGATATTTAATTATATTTCATTAATACTTGCTATATCTATTTTTATAATTATACTTTATACTTGTTATACAAAAAATAATATTGAAAAATTTGAAACAGAACAAGTAACTGCTACGGGAAAAGCAATAATTGGTGGTGTGTCAAAAGTAGAAGTTACAAATGGTGGTTCTGGTGTTAAAGAAGGTACTACTATTGATTTTAGTGAACCCGAAGATAGTGACAATGGCGAAAAAGCAGAAGGAACAGCTACTATAAGTGATGGAAAAGTAACTGAAATCAAAGTAACAAATCCCGGCAAAGGATATACATCTCCACCAACAGTAAGCTTGAACGGTGCCGGTACTGGATTTGCTGCTACAGGAACACTTGGTGCTTTATCTCATATAAAAATAACAAATCCAGGTAAAGGTTACGGTTCTGTTCCAACAATAGATATTGGTGACGCGCCAGCCGATGGTGTTAAAGCTGAACTAACAGCGGTAGTTACTAGTGGTGAAATAACAAGTGTTACCATTAATAATGCTGGTGATGGATATAAAGCAGATTTCGATGTTACATTCCAAAGTCCACAAGATGCTGAGGATGATAGTAATCCATATCTCTCTCTTGGAGATAAAAAAGACGAAGTATTAAAATTATTAGAATCTTGTAAAAAAATAGATGATGATAAAAAGGAAAAGATAAAAACTAGCATTGGTGAAGATAAATTAAGAAAAATAGAAGTTGAAGAATTAATATCCATTTTAAATAAATAAATTACGATTCTTCCGATTCTTCCGATTCTTCCGATTCTTCCGATTCTTCCGATTCATCAGACAATTCTTTATTAACAAAAAATTTGTTATATTGTTGTAATATCACCCCTTCCTCACTATACATATTTTCTTTTTTCTTATAATCCATAATATTATCCCTTGAAAAATCTTCTTCTTCATCATCGCTATCTCCTTCAATTTCTTGCTGATTATATTGATATTCAATATAATTCATTTTATATTCGGGATTTAATATAGATCCTTGTGGAAACTTATTTTGCGTAGGTTCATAATAATATATTGCAAATACAATGTTGTGATTTACTCCTTTAAAATCATATAATGTTCCCTTATTTGTTTCAAAACGCAATGTCATCTTTGCTAGTTTCCCAATTGGATGAAACTCTCTTACTGGCAATTTAGTAATACTTAATCTTTCACTATTAATACCTACGTTATCTACCCTGAATTTTGCTAAACCTAATGAAAATTTTGAATATGATAATGACCCGTATAAATGTGCTTCTATTTCTGGACATTTCATTATTATGTACTTATTTCCTATAAAATAAATTATACCCGGCGATACTATTTTATATATGTCTACAAAACCATCATTAAATTCTTTTACAGGATTATCATTTAAATTACTATGAAAAATTCTATTCATATTATCATTATATCTATATATTTCTTTATAAACATATTTTTCAGGAGAGTCCCCATTTGCGTATAAATCAAATCCTAAATTCTCTGATATAGTTGACCTTTTCATATCTAGAATAAATGGTTTTTTAGAATATATGTCCAATAAATTAGTGAGTTCTGATGGGTCAGAATGCTCCTTAAAACCTATCTCAAAATTAAATAATTCATCATAATTTGAAAAAAATGTTTTTAATGTATAATCACCCGGCATTATCTCAATTTTATTAAAAACATCTTTATAATCTATTGTAACATGATAACCTGAATTAACAACAGTGTTATTTATTATAGTATCCATCTTATACCAAATTATCAAATTGCTGAAAATACTTGTATGAACATTGATTATACAATTTTTTAATTCCCCTTCATTAAGTACCTTATTATATATTTTGAAATCTTTTATATTAAGAATGGCTGTATCCCAGTCTCCATAGTCTAATTCAAACTTTTTACCAATATATTTATCAGTATAAAAAACATTCTTAATACCCAACGATGAATTATGGTTCTTTGAAGAATCTGTTGTTGCATTTAAATATATTTGCCAAGTATTATTATCTGAAATTGTCCATGCCACATGTGTTTCATAGCTCAAATTAATATTATTAATTATTTTTTCATTTGTTTCATTACCTATTCTAAAAAGTATATTATAGGTTTGTGTTGCACCGTTTAGTCTAATTAATTTTACTATTATTGGAGCGTCCTCTGATGTTTTAGGATTGATTAAGTGATTATATCTAAAATCTAACACTGTATATGAATTATCTGCACCAATATCAGATTTATATAATGAAAAAGCTGTTAATTTAAAACTAATAGTTATACCTTTAACATTTCCTCCAATACCGCCAGAATTATATATATTATACAAATTAACTACATTCTTAATATATAAAAACTTACGGTCTATTATTCTTAAAAAGGAATCCTCTATATTTGCATTATACACTTCAATGTCACAATTATTTGTATCATGTACTCCATCTGTTATTAACACATCATCATCGCCTGTACCAATATAATAATATATTGAATTATTTTCTATATCAACATTATACATTGTCCTAGGTATACTTGCATCTATAATTTCCATTGCTATAATATTCCTAAACGGAGTACTGAATTCAATAACATAATTATTAGGATTTGGATAAATTTGTCTATCTCTTTCATTACTATCAATCAAAAATGTATATGTCTGTTTAATACTGTTAGCTTTTAAATAGTTAATATCTTCAATAGACATCTCTTCTAATTATAATTGATATTCTTATGTTTTAAATACTTGGAAAAAAGAGTACATAATTAATAAAATCTCTTAAATTTATAAAAGTTTATAAAAATCATAGAAAAATAAAATTATGTACTCAAAATATAGTCTGTTTTAAAGTTTTACTTTTCCCCTTTATCTTTTTAATTAAGTCTTTTAATTTAGGAAAGTATTTTACAATAAACACTGTTATATCGTCATCGTTTCTACATTTATATATTTTGAGAAACTCATTAAAATATACATATAATATCGTTTTATATACGATATAACAATAACAATTTGTTTTTTCAAACCATTTATTAGATCCTTGATGGTCCAATACACTTTTAGCTAATTTCAAACTATGTTCTTTATCTTTTTTAAGTAACTGTTTAAAACTTTTACGAGTTTCCAATGAATAAAATATGGTGTTTAAAATACAAGCAAAGGTTTCTATTATTGCTTCATTTGGTATCAATATCTGATTATCACTTATATTACTTAATTTTTTTAATATTTGTAAATTATGAGGTTTCCATCCATCATAATGCATTATAGTATTATGATGCAATAATTCATGTAATATCACTTTCTCATAATCTTGATATCTGACAATATATATATCATTACCATTTATGTATGTAAAACCGCCATTAATATTAACTGCTTCAACAATATTATTTTTCTTAGGAAGACTACGTTTACCAGGATACATTATTATAAAGTAATTGAAATGTTTAGGTATATTATATAATCTGGTTGTTAAATATACGCGATAAATACTTTTACATAAATGCTCGCGCTTTGCTTTGCTAAGATTACCTTTAAGTAATATGTTAAAAACGATATTTTTGTAAGTTAATTTAAAACATTTATTACAATTATTAAAATAATCCATGACAAAATCCCAACCAAAAAAGCCATTATTTGTAAGTAAGCGCCCGACAGCTTTAAAATTATCACAATGCGATTCTTTGATGATACATTGTTTAATATCAAAGTTATAAGCCTTTTTAAACGCACTATACAAATTATCTATGTGTTTAGGACAATTAATATTCATTATTTATGAAAAATTGCTTGCACTCCTTAATAATGTTGGATATATATTTATCCTCTTTTAATTTTGTACCTATAAATAATAGTTTTGAAGATATTATATCAGATTTACTATTTTCTTTTTCTGTTTTTTTAGCCCAAAATATTGATCTTTGAATAAATTCTTTACAAACTATGGTTTTGATAGCGTATTTAAGCTTCTCGTTCTTATTATCAATATACCACATAGTATCTTCAAGATATTCCCATACATTATTTTCAATATATCTAAAATTATTTTTTAGACTTATATATATAACGTTTGCTATGTCATAATCGCTACTATTTGTAATACATCCGTCGATTATATTATCCATTAAATATATAATATATATATAAAATAAATAATATAATGCTTATTTATAAAAATGTCAAGGGTGATAAATGCAGCGCCGATAGTACATATAAAGAGTGCAACGCAGCACTTGATCCAAACGCAAATAATGGCTCATTCTTAAAGAAAGAAAGATGTGTTAATTTAACTTTTGAAGAATATAATGAAAAAGACTATTTAAATGATAATATTTTTTGCGAAGAGTTTGATGTTAAACTTACAAATATAAAAAGTGAAATAAAAAGAAGATTAAAATTATTAAGAGATACTAAAATGATAGATGCGTATCAATCAAGACTACCATTACCGATATATATTATGATTGCAAAAAAAATAGAATATGATGGTAATGATAAAAATGCTAATACAGTTAAGGTATTCTTAGATGAACTTGATGATCCTGAAATGATAAAAAATCTAGAAAATTTGCAAGAAGCTTTTAAAAAAACATCAATGGTAAAATATACCTTTCAAGGAAAATATACTGTTGTTATTTATATTCCAAATTTAATGAAAATAACAAAAGGAAAAAATACTAATAAATATACTTATTTTCCATCACTTGAATCGGCATCTCAACAAAATAAATGGATGAATTTTATTGTCAGTAAAAATTCAATGTATTTTCAGGCAGTAAAACAAGATTATGATTATACAAAAGAAGTTATTGATAAAAAAGGAAAGGATGAATATTGGGGTATGAAGGAAGAAGATAGGCAAGAACTGAATAAAGGAATTAGAAAAAAAAATCGCGATAGTTGGGAACATGATTTATTATATTATGAATTAGAAAAAACCTGTTTAAATGCCGGATGTGTTTCTGATATTGGTGAAGATTTTGAAGAATTAGTACCTAAATATAGCCAGGATGGTGCTGAAATGGATAATAATTCTAAGAAAAAATCACCTTATTATCCATCAAAATGTTTTCAAACAAAGAATTACAAAGATTATATGTTTGATGATAGTGGTTTAGGTGAAGAAGAAGCTATTGAAAAAAAAGAAAAATATGCCGAGGAAGCAATTGATTTAATAAAAGAAAAATATAAATCGGCAAAACAAGCGAAAGAAGATATTGAAAATGGTAAAGAACCGGGTGACGATTATTTTAGTGGTTCATTTGACTCTTTAATTAAAACTTCTGTTGCAGAAGCAAGAAGTGAAGTATATGATAAGGCTGGAAAAAAAGGGCATCAATATTCAAAATCTTTTAATAATAATATTTTAAAAGATTTTGCCAGACGTAATAATAAATATCCTGGTATTCCCGAAATGACTTACGTTTTATATAAATTAGATGAAACAAATAGCGATTTTAAAGACATGGTCCATTATATGCCTTGGGGAAGGGATTGTGTGTTACTAACACAAGAATATGTGCTAAATGAAGGTGAAGTAATAAGAATGGATGATGTTAAAGTAGATATAAAAACATTAGATACCACAGTAAATCAAATGGCGCTAAAATCATTTAATGATACATTTAAAATTAAATTTAATGATAGTAATGGAAAATTATCTGTTTATAAAAATGACAATAATATAGGTGTATTAAGAGGTACTAATAGTATTAATCTGAAAGATTATTATAATAGAACATTAAAATGCGAACTTAATAATATACATTTATATGGCGAAGACATACATGGACAAAATGATAATCGTGGAACTTTACAATTGACAATTAAAGATGAAAAGGCAAAAATACCGTGCAGTATAATTGTTGATCCCAAAACAGGATTTTTAGTAATCTATGATTTAGGATTTAATGTTGTTAATTAATACGTATTATATAAACCTTATAGAAATATTTTATTAATAGATAATAAAACAATATATTAGGAAAGTATGATTAGTAACGAATGGGATATATTAGATTTATATTTTAAAGATCATAAATATCCATTTACAGGTCATCATTTAGATAGTTATAGAGATTTCATAAAATCCCAATTACCATATATTATAAAATCATATAATCCAATTACAATGATAAAATATGATGATTTTGATAATGTAATAATGAAAGTAGATTTATATGTTGGTGGAGAAAATGGAGATGAAATATATGTTGATAGGCCAACTACATATGAAGATGGTACTCCAAAATTAATTACTCCAAATGATGCGCGTATGCGAAACTTAACTTATGAATCGCATATATTTGCGAAAATATTCATCAAAATAACTACGCAAGATTCGGCAAAGGAATTAACTAAAACTTTTAATAATGTCGCTATCGGAAGCATCCCCATCATGCTCCATAGTGATATGTGCATACTTAAAAATCAAGGCTCTAATATTTTAAGAAAAATGGGCGAATGTCCATATGATACCGGAGGGTACTTTATAATTGACGGTAAAGAAAAGGTTATTATAGCGCAGGAAAAAATAGTAACAAATAAGCTATTTGTTTCAAAATTAAATGACGACGATGATGGGTTTGGCTATAAGGGGGTTATAAGATGTGTTGCAGATAAAGGCGCATTGGCACCTAGATCTGTTGAATTTTATTATGTAGATATTCCTATAATTGATGCCAATTGTAACGAGGATATCAAAATTAAAAACGCAACTGCAAAAGGATTCTTATATGGTTCTATACATGTATCTTTACCTTCATTTAATGGTAAAATCCCTTTATTTATATTATTTCGTGCTTTTGGAATAGAAAGTGATAAGGAAATATATTATACTATTTTTGGTAATAAACTCGATGAAAATGAAAAAAACTACTTTAATGATTTTATTAGACCATCAATAATGAGTACTACATTTATAGAAGATGATATTGAATATAAGATATATTCACAAGAAGATGCTATTAAATATTTAAAATATAAGGTGAGATACGGGACAATAGAACATGTTAAATCTACGTTAACAATGGAGGTTTTTCCAAATATTCTAGAATTCAATAATAAAGGTAAATATTTAGGGTATCTTGTATTGCAATTTATAAAAACTGTTGTAAATGTACTTCCAATAAGTGATAGAGATAGTTATATATATAAAAGAGTTGATATTAGCGGATTCATGTTATCTGAACTATTCCAAGAAGCATATCAAAAATTAAGAGATAGCGTAAGAAATACAATGGATAGTATGTATTATTATGGGTCATGGAAACAGCAAGACAACTATGATAATTTTATAACAGAACATAACATTTATAAATTAATATCTGCAATGATAGTTACTGAGACATTTAGTAAATCATTGAAAGGTAGATGGGGGCTTTCTACGGGAGAAGATCCGGAACTAGGAAAAGTGCAAGATTTATCACGCATAAGTTATATTGGTTATATGTCGCATTTGAGACGTGTAAATATACCAATAGATAGAAGTATTAAAATAACTGGACCACATAGATTACATTCGCAACAATGGGGTATGATGTGCCCATTTGAAAGTCCGGACGGTGGTTCAATTGGATATCTTAAAAATTTATCATTATTAGCAAAAATAACAGCTGGGTTAAATATTGAGAATATAGAACAGTGTTTACTCGATATCGGTATAATAAAATTAAGTGACTATAATTTACATACCAATAAGAATATAACAAATGTATTTTTAAATGGTACTCTATTTGGTATAACAGGTGATCCAATATTTGTTACTAGATTATTAAAAGCATTTAGAAGAAATGGTTTAATCAATATTTTAATATCTATATCTTGGCATATTCCCACAAATGAATTAAGAATATTTACAGAAGCTGGAAGACCATGTCGTCCATTACTTATATTAAAACACAATGGTAAAACTGGTGATAATGAAATAACAATATATAATAATAATTGTAATAATTGGTTTGATATGTTAAATGGATTATCTGTCAAGCTTAAAGATGACGAAAAAACAGATGATTACTATTATAGAGATATATACACTAATCCCCTTGATATTAGTATATCTAAACATGTTTATTCTAGTACTGGTGGGGCAAGTTATAATTCAACACAATATGATAGCAAATATTATGATGCTAATTATCAAGGTGGAACATCAGAAAATAATGAAGAAAACAGTGGGATTTTTAATTCAATAACCGAAAACTTATTTAATTATCAAGGTGGTAAAAAAGATGAAGAATATAGCGACGATGAAGAAGAAGATGAATATAATAATCATAATAGAGAAAAATATAAAAAGATATTAGCAGTTTTAGAAAATAATGCTGCGTGTATCGAATATTTAGATAATGAAGAAACTGATACTTGTTTAATTGCTATGAATAAAGATGAAATAACTCCATATCATACTCATTTAGAAATACATCCTTCAACTATACTAAGTGTTGTGAGTGGCAATATACCAATGTGTAATCATAATCAATCAGTACGTAATGTGTTCCATGCGGCGCAGTCTAAACAAGCTATTGGTATGTATGCGACAACCTTCAATAATCGCTTTGATACAATGAGTTATGTTTTACATTACCCTCAGCGCGCTATTATCAATACTAAAATAGCACAATATACATCAAGTGATATAATGGGTAACGGATTTAACACAATTGTAGCTATAATGACATATACGGGATTCAATCAGGAAGATAGTATTATGATAAATCGTGCAACAATAAACAGAGGGTTAAATTCTTTATCTTATTATAAATCTATTACAGCAACTTCTAAGATTGTATCTCAAAATGAACGTACTATATTTGGTAATCCTATTAAAATGAAAGAAGAAGGTATTAATGTTTTGGGTATAAAAAAACGTGATTATACTTATATCAATGATAAAGGTTTTATTAAGGAGGGGACGTATATACCACAAGGTCAAGAGGTCATTATAGTGGGTATGTTAAGTGTTAAAGAAGTCTATAAAGAAGTTAAAAGAGGGGTATTCATAGAACAAGTTAAGGAAACTATATATACTGATGTGTCTATAAGTACCGATAACTCATTATATGGCACAGTAGATAAAGTATATATATCTAATAAATTATCCGGCGAAGATTCTATAATTTGTAAAGTTAGATTTTTAAAAATAAAAAAACCAGAATATGGTGACAAACACGCTTCAAGACATGGACAAAAAGGCGTACTAGGTATGATAATACCAGAAGAAAACATGCCTTTCACAAAAGACGGCATAAAACCAGATATTATTATAAACCCTCATGCAATACCATCTAGAATGACAATTGGGCATCTTGTAGAATGTATATTTGCTAAAATGTGCTGCTTGGATGGTTTACTGGGTGACGCAACAGTATTTATCCCAATTGATAATGAAAAAATATATAAACGTCTTGAAGATAATGGTTTTAATAAACACGGTAACGAAATACTATATAATGGTTTTACTGGAAAGCAAATAGAAACTGAAATATTTATAGGACCAACATATTATTTCAGATTAAAACATATGGTTGCTGAAAAATTAAATGCACGCGGTACAGGTAAATTAACTGGATTAACAAGACAACCCACCGAAGGTAGACGTAAAGGTGGTGGATTACGTATAGGAGAAATGGAAAGAGATACTGTTTTAAGTCATGGTATATCTCTATTCTTGAAAGAAAGTATGATGGAACGTTCCGATAAATATACGTGGACAGCATGTAAACGATGTGGAACCCTAGTAGCTTTTAATATTACAGAAAATATTAATACGTGTAGAAATTGCAACAATGACGATGTATGTGTTATACAAACCCCTTATGCATTTAAACTATTTACACAGGAACTTGAAGCAATGGGTATACAAATGAGAGTTAATACCGAACATATTGAATTGCCAATTGAACAAATGTATTTAAACAAAAACGACGATAGCGACAATGAAGATGGAGATGATTTAGATGATATTGAATTGTTTGACGAAGATGATACTGATGACACGTTTATTAAAGATGAGAAAGTATGGACGGAACAATACAATTTTAAAGATGTAATTTTTAAACAAGGAGGGGGTAGTATCATGGAGGAATCTGTTTATAGTGGTGGTGAGGAAGAGGAAGATGCTGCTGATGATTATGATGATGATGCTGACGCTGCTGCTGATGATTATGATGATGATGCTGCAAGTGGTAGTGGTAGTGGTAGTGATGGTGGTGCTGCTGCTGATGATTATGATAATAAAGATGTAAAGAAAGGAGCGGGAAATGAAAATAAACCTACAGGTGGTGGTGTAAGCGAAGGAGGTTATAGTGAAGCTGATGCAAGTGAAGATGGTTATAGTGAAGATGATGCTAGTGAAGGTAGTGATGGTGGTGGTGGTGTAAGCGAAGAAGGTTATAGTGAAGCTGATGCAAGTGAAGCTGATGCAAGTGAAGCTGATGCAAGTGAAGCTGATGCAAGTGAAGCTGATGCTAGTGAAGGTGGTGATGGCGATGGTGCTGATGCTGCTGCTGCTGATGGTGGTGGTAGTGGTAATGGTGGTGTAAGTGGCGGTAACATAGGTGTTTTTAACACTAATAATGAAGCTTTACAAGAAGCTGGTAAAGATTTGAATATAAAAGTTCTTGAAATTAAAGAATAAAAAAAAATGTATTAATAAGAGAACTATATTAAAATAAATGGAAGTGGCAAACCTTTTAATTTATATGATATTAATTATAGTATTAGTATCATTAATTGGAGTATCTGGGTGGCTACTATATGATTATAATAATCTTAAAACACAATTATCAGGTGACTTTAAAACTATAAGTAATCGTTTTAGTACCCATAAAACTAAGGATAATACATTGGAATCTGGTTTAAATACAAATACTAGTAATATAACTAGTACTAAAACAGAGTTAACGGAATCCATTGAAACAGTAAAAAAAAATTTAACTGAGCATGTTAATGAAATTAATGAAAAAACTAATAAATACGATGCAAACTTTACGGCATTTGATGACAATATCAGTAAATATTTTAAATTCGGAACAGACGAAGCTAGTGCCAGTGCTGATAGTGATAGCATATTTAAATGGTTTACTTCCGATTATGATAATGGTAACAAATTAAGATTAATTAGTGAAACTATAATTGCATCTGAACTTACAATAGAAGGTGGTGCTACATTAAATACCAGTAGCGATAAAAAATTAAAAGTTTGTAATAGTTCTGGCGCTAATTGTTCTGATATATATATTGATGATAATAATTTAATAATAAAGAATCCTGATAATGGTAAAATAATGATAGGTGGTAATAATAATAATGGTTTAGTAATTGAAGATGGAAAATTAACGTTTAATAATACTGAACTGTACACAGAAGGCCTACAAAAAATAACAGCACTAAAAGCAGCAGAAGCAGCAGTAGCAGCAGCAACAACAGCAGCAACAGCAACAACAGAAGCAGAAGCAGCAGCAATAGAAGCAAAAACAGCAGCAACAACAGCAGCAGCAACAACAGAAGCAACAGCAAAAACAGACGCAGAACAAGCAGTAAATAAAGCAGTAGAAGCAGTAACAAAAGCATTTACGCGTTATATGCAGTAATAGAAGCAGAACAAGCAGTAAAAGAGGCAAGTGCAAGTAATTCAGCAAAAGAAAAAGCAAAAGAAGCAACAGAAAAAGCAATAAAAGCAACAACAGCAGCATATACAACAAAAGAAGCAGCAGACGAAGCGTTAACAGCAGTAGCATCATCAGAAGCAGAAGCAAAAGCAACATATGCAAAAACAAAAGCAACAGAAGCAAAAGAAAAAGCACGAGAAACAAAAGTAGCGGCAGAAGCAGTGAAAACAGCATTAGAATCAGAAACAGAAACAGAAACAGAAGAATAAGTGCCGTAAATTGAAAGCCAAGTAAATAATATCAATAGATAAGTAACTAATTTTTATAATTTATGATATATTAACTAATCAAAAATATATATATATAGTAGTAAGATGAAGAAGTATAAAGAAGTTGCAATATTAGCCGTATTATTTGTGTTTTTATCAATATTAATATATCATTATTATATAAATGTATGTAACACTTCAATAGAATTTTTTAAGGAAGATGATAAAAAAATGAGTTGCCATATGAATAGAGAAGAAAAACTAGGAGAAAAAATATTAGCAGCAAAGACATCAATATTATCTGCGGCAATGGCAGTGGGAAAAGCTATAAACGAATCAGCAAGTGCTTTTAAAGAAGTTAGTAAAAACCAGTGATAAATATATGGTTATTAGAATTAGTTTTTTAAATTAATTATAAAAATAAAATAATTAAATTATATAGAGTAAATTATGAATTATAACGAATTAATGTTATTACTGTTGCTAATAATGACATTGTTAATATTAATATTTCATTATTATATAAATGTTTGTGATAATTCAGTAAATGAATATTTTAATGCACCAATGGTAGGTGATTATTCTTGTAGAAAAACAGCGAATGACGCTTTTCCTATCGGTGAAAATACCAAAACAACTTATAAGGCATTCAAGGATCTATCACGCGAATTAAATTATCATTCGGATTATACATGTGATGTAAGAATGGGCAATAAAGGTGTTAATAATTTCATATTTAGCTCAGATGATTCATATACTGCTGATATTTCGGGGAATAAACTACTACTTGCTTACAATTGTGTTGATAATAGCCCTACTGATATTAGAAACAAACTATTGGAAAAAAATAAATTTGCAGAAAACGATTTAATTATTATAGGTCATGATAAATGTATTATAGGAAGTGATAAATCATTGGATGATGTAATTCTTGCCGAATTGAATGGTAATCTCACCGGACCTATATATGCATGCATATCACAAGCCCCCTTTTTAGAAGGTCAAAGCGCAAGGGATGATATTTTAGCACACGGTACATCATGCTATATAGATAATGAAGATAAATATGGTAAATGTGATAATGAAACTAAAAAATTTAAATGTCATATTTTATTAGTTAAAACTTATGGATTGCGAGACAAAATAAAAGAATTTGTTGATTTTGTTAATAGTAATAAAACTAACGATAGAATGTGCCATTTATTATGTCATACCGATACTAATTTAGGTTGTGGATGTTTAAACTTAGATAATTCATATGATTTTGGTGGTGAAAGTTATAATTCGGTTTGTTTAGGCCCTGATGATCAAAATACGCAAGTTATTGCTCCTGTTAAAAATTATAGTATGATATACTTTTTAAATCCTTATAATACTGATGCTAATATACAACCATGGACCAAATACGAATACTAATCATTTTCATCTAAAAATTTAAATTTTTTAATAGTATCTTCAATAGGCATTAATTTATATCTTTCTACTTTTTGCCAGAAATCATTTATTTTTGGGAGAATATCTCGCCACTTATCTTCATTAAACGTTTCTCTTTGAATATTCATTAAATTGAGTTCCCAGTAAATTAATTTATTAAATTTAGCTCGTGTATTATCGTAATTTTTAATTTTTTCATTGATATTATCATAACATTCATTGGATTTCAGATATTCGTCGCTATATAAATATTTATATTCTCCATCGCATTGATACTCCGCGATAATACCGTGGTCTGCTTTTTTATTTTTATATTTATCTATATAAGTTTCGTAATCTAATTCCTTAAAATCACATTCAACATAATCACATTCTGTTAAATTACATACAGCTAGTTGTCCTTGTATTTGCATTTTGTATTTATCGGGAATAAATCCGTCAACAATTTTTCTTGAAAAAGGGCACTTAATTTCAATCATAATTCCTATATCATTGATTCCATCGGGGGATGCTCCAAAATGTTCATTATTTTTATCACATATCAATCCAAAATCATGAACAATGATATCATTATTTACTTGGGAATAACATCTCGAAGCCATTGCTTCGTACATTGTACCCCATTTTAATGCTGGAACAGAATTATAATTTGTTTTATCTATTGTGATCTTTGCTTTTTTCTTAGCAATTCTATCACTTGCTGCGCCTTTTTTAATTGCATCACATAAATCACTTGCTGTCAATCTTGTATCGCGAGCATCAAACCATGCCTTAGTTCTCTGTTCAATAATCGGAACAGCCATTAATTCCTTTAAAATTTTCCTATTACTGCTAATAATTTGCAATCTAGTAGTAATTATATTTTTATCAATTGATGTGTTTTTAATAATATTATCACAATTAGCAACAATATCACAATTATCTTCATTTTTAATTAATTTATATATTTCACTGTCAATGATATTGTTAATTTGCGATATGGCCATCGTTTTATTAACAATTTTATTATTATATATATATATATGTATATATTTATATAGAAGTTTGCTGCTCATTTTCACACATTTTTTGATATGCTTTTGAACTTTTAAATTTCTTATCAATTTCAGCATTAATTCTATAATATAGTTTCTTACTATTGAAATCAATTTGTGATGGATCAGATGTCATTTTTTTATTTTTACTCATTTTCTTTTCATAAAGTTCCATTAATTCTGCTTTTTTAGTTTCTAAAATCGTATCAAAGTTTAATGTATCCATATTAATAGTTATATTATATAACTATATCATTTTTTTATATATTACTTGACAGACATCTTTCGCGAATCCCATCCCCAATGTAGTAATGTTTGTCTTAGTCTCGGGTATATGGTTTCGCTATTACTTCCTTCCGTATTTATTTTCCGTTGTAACTGATTTCTAAATCTACCTTTGGGTCCTGCTGATTTTTTCCATCTATTTATTTGTCGCAAGTCATCCTCTGTGCGTCTACCATTATAAAAATTGCAATACCATTCTATCCAACCATAAGGATCAATATCTTCCTTAATCCAATTTTTACTCATCCAAAATTCATAGGATGTTCCCACAACTACATTATATCTATTAGCAGTTTTATCATACTCTTGTTGTGTAAGTTTATTTTTTGGAATACCTTTAAGAAAGCTAAACTTTTTATGATGGTTTTTATATATTTTTTTTGTTTTAGGAGATTTTATTTCTCTGAAATAACTACCACCCATGATACCTATTTCAAACATTTCCTTAGGAGTTACATTTGGTCTAAAATCTGGATAATCTGCAAACTTCTTCATTACTCTAAAAAATGAGTACATAATTTATAAAATCTCTTGAATTTCAAAAAGTTTATAAAAATCATAGAAAAATAAAATTATGTACTCAAAAAATTAAAGGTATAAAATAGCATTTATATATATGTTAATAATAATTCAGATTGATAAACAAAATCATTGTTATTTTTTAATGATTCTAAATAATTATCTAGCATAATTATTTCATCTTGTTGGCTTTTTATTATTCTATAAGCTAAAAATAACATCATATCGTTTTTAGTATTTTTAATTAATATTTTGCTCATATCTACTGCTACTTGATGATGAGGAATCATATGCTCTATATAAATAATATCATCTAATTTCATATGAGCCATATGTTTCATATGACCTTTTGGATCAAAGAATTGTGGATCACAATAAGTATTTGTTAATCCTAATTTATTCGGTTTAATAAAATCAGAAACAGTTTTAATATAACTTGCATTATTAATATCATCTGATATTTTATCGGGTAATGTATTTAACATATCTTTCATCATAGTAATCTCATAATTTTGTATCCAAATTAGTTTTCTAAGTATATCTTGCATTTTAACATATTTGCTTTTTTTTTGTAACATTATACTAATATCAACAGCGACTTGATGATGCGGTATCATATGTTCTAAATATTCTTTGTCAGTCAAATTATCCTTACAAATATTCTTCATTACTCTAAAAAACGAGTACATAATTTATAAAATCTCTTGAATTTCAAAAAGTTTATAAAAATCATAGAAAAATAAAATTATGTACTCGTTTAACACCTTTTTAATATTGTTACTCATTAACATATCTATAACTAAATGATGTTCCACATCCACAGCTATATGTAAGCTTTTTATCAGGTATAAAAATAAATTTACTTTCAAATATTCCATTTTTTAAATCCTGTTTTAAATAATCAATAGTTGTGCCCGATAATAAATATTCATTTTTCGGTTCAATTAGAACATTGATACCCTTATTTTTTTCAATAACCGGATTCTCTTTTAATGCCTCCTTGTATTTATCATCAGTAATCATTTTGAATTGATAACTAAATCCATTACATCCCCCGCTTGAAGCCGATAACATAAAAGAATTATTATTGCTATTTTTAATAATAGATATTAACTTACTCCAAGCATTATTTGTTACAATTATTTTATTCATTATTTATAATATTATTTGATATTATTTAATATTTAAATAATTATATTTTGCATAAAAGTTTAATAAAGCTTACTCGCTCATCAATAGTTAAACCAGCTAAATATCTATTTATTTTTGTTTTTGGTGATATTTTCGTATTTAAATGGAAATTATAATTTGCCATAATACTATCTTTGTCATTCTTGATATTAAAAGCCAGTTGTCTAAACATTTTAATGTAATTTTTATCAGTAACACCTATTATATAAGCAACATCATCATTCCAAAAAGCCATTAAATCATTATCTATAATAGAATATATATTGAACTCATCCATATAATCATTGCCATATTCATATCCTATTTTTTCATATCTTTTAAATATTTTATTTCTATGACTGTAAAAACTTCTAATATCATTTAGTAAACCATTATCCTGTGGATATATTAAATATTTATTCAAGATTAAGCTTTGGATATCATCAGGTAGCTTATCAAATATATTCATTATTTGTTGTATGTATAATATATAATACTTTATCAATTTTTATATATATTAATATTTACTTGATTTCTTTAATATGTATATGATAGTTAATGATTTCCATATATTGATATTTATTATTACCGAAAGCACGTGATATGCCTGTATCAGTATACCATACTTTATTATTATAAAATTTAATTCCATCCATTACTGTATGTCCAACAAACATAAATGTGCAATTAATACTTTTCAACAATTCATTTAAATCATTTTGATTATCTAATTCGCGCGTCCATAATATTCCATTGTAATCTAATAAAATGTTATCAAAAAGCTCTTTATCCTCTTTTAAAACGTTACTATGTAGTACAAAATTTTTCCAAATTCTATTGATATATGAAATATCTTTGTCGTATTTTTTTAATAATTCTAGATGTTTTGTTGTAAGCCCAGCATGACAAAAGAACAATTCACCTATTTTTAATACAATTGGACGTTTGGATAATATAGGTGATAATACACCTTTTGCTTTAAATAACTCTCTTCTTTTATTTTCATTATTTGCCATACTTTTACTGGAAACATAACTATAATTACCAATTACATTCATAAACTCATGATTTCCTATAATAGAAATAAACCTACCGCCTTTTGATTGTGCAAATTTATCAAGTAAATTAGTAAAATATATTACCTCTACATCATCTAATACTTCCCATTCTGCTATTGACTCATCTCTATTTAAACTATCAACTTGATCCCCCATTTGTACCACAACAGTATTAGGTGGTTCAGCAATCCATTCTATATTATTATTAATTATTTTTGCGTCAATCAATATAGTTTTTAATCGTTTGATATCTCCATGAATATCCCCTATAATAACTAATCTATCGCAATTGGGATATTCATATATAATATCATCGCCAATCATCTCGTAATTGTTTAACTATTATATAACTTATATAATTTATAAAAGTTGATTGTATATAGTTAATAATAATGAATAAATGCGATATGATGAATATTGAGAAATGCAAGAAAATAGGCAAAATTTGTAATTACTTATCAGGTAGGTGTATAAAAGACAAAACCGTTGAAAATGTTTATAAGCTAAATAAATATAGACATAGACAAAAGATGGCAATATTTGATTATGATTGGACATTAGTAAAACCTAAATCAAATGGAACATTTTCAAAAAACGAGAATGATTGGGTTTGGTTAACAGAAAAAGTGCCTATTGTCATAAAAGAGTTATATGATAAAGGATATTCCATTAATATTATAAGTAATCAAAGAAAGAATACCATTACTAAAATTAAAGAAATAAATAATGCTCTTAGCAGTTTAAATATACCAATTATATATGTCATTGGGTCAGATAATATTATTGCAAAACCAAATAAATCTATATTTGATTTATTATTAAATAATAAAAAATGGGATAAAAATAAATCATTTTACGTTGGCGACGCATTGGGTAGAAAAGGGGATTGGTCTGATGTTGATAAAAAGTTTGCTGAGAATATTGGTATAAAATATTATTCCCCCGATGAATTATTTGCTACGACTAATACTAAACATAAAAATATTGCAGAGAATAAAAATCAAGAAATTATAGTGATGGTTGGATATCCGGGAAGTGGTAAGACGACAATAAGTAATACATTTAATAAAGATAGATACGTTGTTATTAGTGGTGATGAATATAAAACAAGTAAAAAAATGATAAAAGAATCGGAAAAGCACATAAAAAATGGGAAATCTATAATTTACGATGCAACTAATGCAACGAAAGATAAAAGAAGTGAATATATCGCCGTTTCTAAGAAATATAATATAGAAGCGAGATGTATTGATGTTAAAACCGATATAGTAGAATCAATGTTTAGAAATAATAAAAGAGATAAGGTAATCCCCAAGATAACATATTATGTTTTTAGGAAAAAATATCAAGAACCAAATATTGATGAGGGATTCAAAGAAGTTATATAATAATAAAATATTATAAAGACTACGAGTACTAATATAATATATCATGAATTTAAATATATATTTAATTTACACAGAAAAGCTAGAAAATCGCCAAGGTAATATCAATTCTAGTTTAGAAGCAATAAAAAATATATGTAGCGAGAATAACATTAATTTCAAGTTAAATATCATTACTACACCATGTAATGATACAATTGATAAAAATATTGAGGAATATAATAAGAGAGTTGATTATTCTAAGTTTCCCGGAGATAACGAGTATAATGATTATATTTCATCATTAAACTCATATCAAATTTCTAATTATGAAAAACAAAAAAATGCATTCAAACATATAATTGACAATGATAATAACAATGATAATAACAATGATAATATATATATGATTATTGAAGATGATATTATAATTGGTAAAGCATATCTAGATAATATAAAAAAACTGTTAGTAAATATCAATGAAGTAAAGTGGGATATTTTACTTACATCTCTAAATTTAATAAATAATACACAAGAGTATATAGAATATAAGAACATATATAAGAAATTACTATCAAAATCATGTTATTTTATAAAACCAAAAATATGTAAATTATTATACGAATCAATGAATACATTTAAATTACGTTTTAAACATCTTTTATGTAAATTTATTAATGATAATAATTATAAGGTGCTTTTTTATAATAAAAATACATTTGTAGAAGGTTCTAAGATAGGTATATATCCGTCGTCTGTAAATCCCAACAATTATCTCTATTTTAACAATAATTATATAGAACTGTCTAAAATTTCAAATAAGCAAATTGTTGACAAAGAAGATATTATGAAAGCGATGGAACTTTTCAATAGTAATAATTTTGATTCACCTGATTTTTTAAATGTTTTATCCATAATATATGTTAAAAATAAAGACTATGATAATGCAAAGAAATATTCATTAGAAGCTCTTGAATGTATGAAGAGAAACAAGGGATATCTACAAAAAAATAGTGAAGTTTTAAATAATTGCATCAACATGTGGAAGTATGAACAAAATATGTTAGAAGACTGTAAAAAATCTATTCCTAAATATTAAACTTGCGAAGAGCCATCTTGTGATTTTTTAGATAAAGTATCTAATTGTTTAGCTAACTTATCTACAACCTTTTCAATTTTTTGTATTCTTTGCAATAAAGCTTCGGTATCTTTTTTGCTACTCGTCATTACCTGCGCAGAGGCTTCTAACGCAGCATCAGTTTTGCCACCGATAGCAGTTATTTGCGCTTCCAATTTAGCAACTTCTTCGCTATTGTCAACAGCATTTGAAGCATCTCCGCTAACCCCCATATTAGATAATTTGCTTTCAATTTGTATAATTCTATAATTTAATCCCGATAAAGACATATTCTATTCTATTATTAATCTAATATAATAAATTATTTTATTTTTACACAATAATATATAAAAAATGATTATATATCTTTAATATTAGAAAGATTAAATATGATTATTCCTGTTAGATGTTTTACTTGTGGTAGAGTAATGGCCGATGTTGTTGATTATTATGAAAAAGAAAAAGCGAATATTGATGAACCTAAAAAAGTAGATAAACTTTATAAAAACTTTGATAAAATTCATACTGGTAAAATTTTAGATAATCTTGGTTTAAAAAGATATTGTTGTAGGAGAAATTTAATTGCAAATATTGATATGATGGAAATTATTTAAATTATCTTTTATACGATTAAAGTAGATTAAATAATTCAATTATGGAAACATCAAAACTTGAAAATGAAGAAAAAAGCGTAGAAATAATACCTAAAAATGTTGAAAAATATATTGAAAAACAAATTGAAAATAAAATTAATACTTTATTGGAAACCTTACCAGAAAAAATACCCGATAATGAAATAAGAATTAACACATATAATTTAACACTGAAACAATTATATAAAAATACGTTGCAAACAGCAATTGATATAATAAATGATATAATTGAACTCAATAACACAAAAATTGCAGATACTAATTATTATATTACCAAAATAATATATATTTTAACAGAAGATGACAGAAAATTATATTTCGGTATAATTCTTGTAATATTTTCATTTATATTGTATTTTATCGATGGTGCATCCGTGTAATAATAAAATTATTAATAAGATAGATTAGATATATGAAAATATTCATTGATAAAATCATTAGTAATTATAATTATTCATTTATATTTTTAGCATTATTATTTTACATAATGGCGAAATTAAATACACAAATATTGCTAACTATAATAATAGTAATATTTATTTATGTAAACATTGATAATAATATTAAAAATAAAATTATTAAGAATAATGATAAAGAAAATGAAAAAGAATCAAAACTTGAAGAGGACATCAAGGATATTGAACAAATAAATGTAGATAATTTTTATACAACTTATAATAAAAACAAAAATGTTAGATTTTTAGTTGAGAATAAAGACTTCGTTGATATAATTTATAATATTAGGTTCATAAAAAAATTTGATAAGACCAGATATAATAATATTATAATAAATATGAATAAAATGATGAAAATATATATATATATATTATCTAACCGATATGAATTAAATACTAATTTACCTATAATTTACGATATAAAGGACTCAATATTAGAGATATTATATTCATTAATATTTGTTGTGCCTAATAAGTTTAAGCATATCTATGGTTTTGCTCCCCATGATGAAATCAATAAATCAATAAAAGATTTTATAAATAAATATAATAAAATGATTACAATTTTAACTAATTATGGAAATATAGATAAAAACTATTATCATATAAATTATGAAAAATATAAACCATATGAAAAAAATAAGGAACTATTTTTACCTTAAATACTAGGTAATTATAGTGGCTGGTATTTATTAGCACATCCTAAATCGGGCGGGATATATTCTTTGTATGTAAAATCTAAACCACTAAGATCGGTAAAATTTAAATTACCACCTCTTTGTCTACGAGTACGTTTTTTTGATTTCTTAGTAGGTTTCTTAGTAGGTTTCTTTGCAGGTTTGGTTAATTTTTTAACAGTTTTATCAAAACTTTTTACATCCCCTTTTTTATATTTATTATATAATAATGGTATAATAACTATAAATTTTCTTGACAATGTATTTAATCCACGTTGTCCACGTGGGCATGTATAACATCCACCCTCTAACATTATATTTTCAGATTCAGAAGTATTCTTCATTTTATTTAATTTACCTCCTCTACTACTTGGTATATATAAATAATTAACGTCATTATTAATGTCATTATTTGAACAACCATTTGTAGCAGACAATGTTACTGGTCCACAATTTGATAAACTATGTGTTAAATTATTTACCAATACATTTGGTGATAGATCTGATAAAATAGCATTATCTTGTTGAGTTCGCGAAAGATTAATACTATCATTATCTATATTTGTATCATTATATCCTCCCACTTTTTTTTTCATTATCTATAATTATATAAATATTATAGTCTTTAATAGTTATAATAATGATTGTCGAGTTCACTGTTAATGATTTAAAAAATTATTATAGCGACGCATATGATATAAATACTAATTATGAAAATAAATATGAAAATTGCGATGATTATTTCAATCTATATAATAATAACTATGATGAATTGAAAAATATTTTATCTGATAAAATTGATAATGATAATATAAATAGTGATATTTTACATATATTTCCGATTACATTATCATGTGTTATTACTTTGTTCGCATCAATATATTTATACATTTAATTTATTGCATCATTATAGATTTTTTATTTATTTTTATAATTAGTAAAGAATGTCTGACAGTATTACTCCGTCCGGAACAACAAGAACAGCATTCTCTATTTCTACAAATGATTTAGAAATAAATGGAGACGTGACAGCCGGTAAATTCATTGGTTCTGGTGAAAAAATAACAGATTTGAATATTGATAGTATTAATAGAGGTAATGCGTTAAGTAAGTCTTTTGGTGGTACAAATAATAATACATATATACATCAAGGTTTAGTTTTTAATAACAATTCAATTATTAACAATGATAATAAATTTTTAACATCATCTCGTATAAGATGGGATAACCAAGCAAATATTTTATATATTAATGATAAAAATATAGTGCAAGACAGTTCAAATTATGTAAATATTACTTCGAATATATTACTTGATAAAATTGTTAGTTCTTCTAATATTATTATTTCAGACATATTAGCTCATATTGAGAATACTCTTGGTATCGATAATACCAATGGTATTCCTATCGCCAGCACAAGTAAAGCAGGTGTTGTTAAGGTAGGCGAGGGTCTATTCGTATCCACCGATGGTTTTCTAAGTATTATGCCAGAAGTTGTACAAATTAGTACACCATCTGTTGTTCCAAACATTACTTTACAAAATTTACAACAATTTTTAGTTAAGTCCGTTTATAAAAAATATATATTTACATATAATCCTAATTTAGGTACTACATTTGATAACGACGAATCCATACAAGATATTGGGACTATATTACCAATATGGTATAATTTTAGCAGTATAGTAGAATCATCTTATATTACTAATAAAGGTAATTCTACCGCGCACAATGACTCCACATTGAGTGATAGTTTAATATTATACGGTAATGCAACAATAAAACCAGATAATGAAAAAGAACTTATGTTTGAATATACACCCCTAAATAATAATTATTTGTATTTGGATGGATCAGATAATTCATATGCTGTGTTAAGCGATAAGTGTAATATTCAAGGTATTTATGGTATTGGGGAATTGGGTGGCAGTGAAGTTGGTATAACATTTGCTTTTTGGTTTAAATGTAGTAATCCGGAAAATTTGAAATCATTTATGTTTTTGGGTTCAGATAATTCATCATATTATATCAATATTGGTATTGATGGTGATAATAATATTACATTAAATATTTTTAATTTTGGTTCTAACGAATACAAAATAACACAATATGATAATTTATTTAACGGAGATTGGGTTCATATATGTTGGTCAATTGATGGTTCGGGAGTATGGACTGTACATATTAATAATGTTAAAGAAGATAATATTTCTATAATTAGAACAATTAATCCTAACGCAAATTACAACAAAAAATATTTAGGTAAATCAAGATATGACACAAATAATACGTTAGAATGTTCTATTTCCGATTTTAGAATTTATAATAAGGTTTTAAATGATAGTCAAATTAATGAATTATTTAATGCTAATAATTATACTGAATATATATTGACATTTTATGATCAAGATAATGGTACTGGGTCAGATATTATTATGATTGGTGCTGGGGGTGGTGGAAGTCAATATGCGGGAGGTGGTTCAGGCAAATTAATTTATGTTGATAACGCTATTATATATTCGGGTGATTATAGAATAAAGGTTGGGCGCGGTGGTTCCGGTAATTATACAACTCAATTAAATTCGGCTGGCAATGATACTATTTTTAATACATTGTTAGCAGATGGGGGAGGGTCTTATGGGATAAATGCTGGAATTGGTGGGTCTGGTTCTGGTAATGGGGGTGCTAATACTGATAATATACCCGAATCACACTCTTTTTTAAATACGAATGGTGTTTATTTATATGGTAATAATGGATATATAGAATATGGTGGGGGTGGTGGTGCTGGAACAAGTGGATATAATATAAATGGTGGTGATGGAGCATTTGAGTTAGATAATTCGGGAGTGTATGTTAATTTTAAAGATACTTTTGATTTACCTACTGACAATAGTTTAGGTTATTACGATTCTACTTGTAACTATTTATATCTAGGTGGGGGTGGTTCTAGTAATGTAGATAATGGCATTGGTGGTTTAGGTGGTGGAGGTGATGGTAGTTCAACATATGACGAAACTTTGTATTATAAAGGTAGAAATGGTTCAGGTGGTGGTGGATATGGTAATTATGGTGCTTCCGGTGGCGATGGTATAGTAATTTTAAGATTTTTAGATCAGTTAGTTGAAAGCATTAAAATTCCAGAATCAGTTTTAGACACAAGCAATTATGTACTGTTTGCATCTAATCAATTAGCAAAAGATATTATAGATAATTCAAATTATATTAATCATAATTTTATTGTAATTAATAATGAAATTAATAATAATGTTGATATTTTAAATATTCGTATAAATAACTTAAATACTGATAATATACACCAGAATTCAGATGCACATAACAAATTTATAATTGATAATATTTACTCCAATGACCTGTTAATTGAGGGTAATTTAACTATTAATAATAATTTATTAGTTTTGGGAGATACTACGACACTAGAAACCGATGTGTATGCAACAGAACAATTGGATGTTGAGAATAGTGATATTGGAATAGCTTTTAATTTAAAACAATATAATGATACACATAGTATTTTAAACGTATCAAATAATATAGATCAAGTATTTACAATTACAAATGATGGTAGTGTAGGTATTGGTGTTACAAATCCAAATAATAATAACAACAAGCTCGACGTTAAGGGTAATATTAATATTGTATCTGATGAAAATAATTTTATATATACTATTGATGGTCGTGATATAATTCAAGAAACAAGCAATCATGTAGATAATACAAGCAATCTTATATCAGCTAACTTAAATCTTGCTATTTTTGATACAAGCAATCATGTTGATAATACAAGTAATTTGATATCTGCAAATCTAAACAATGCTATTTTTGATACGAGCAATCACGTAGATAATACAAGCAATCTTATATCAGCTAACTTAAATCTTGCTATTTTTGATACAAGCAATCACGTAGATAATACAAGTAATCTTATATCTGCTAACTTAAATCTTGCTATTTTTG